TGGGAAAAATCCGCGCTGCGGTATACCACCTCCCCCCGTTTTGCTGTTCGTGCTACAATGAAAGTATGGTAAAACGCAGATCGCTCAACTCAAGGCAAGACCCACGCCGAACTAATCGTGCTCTGCGCGATTCGGTGCGCCGCCGCGTTCTGGCGACTCAAGATACTTGCGCGCTCTGTGGTAGATATGTCGATAAAACTCTGCCGCAATATGATCCGCTCGCTCCCGAAGTGGATGAGATTGTTCCTGTTTCGCGGGGTGGTTCGCCGTATGACCTCGACAATCTCCAACTCGTTCATCGCGTTTGCAACGAAAGAAAAGGCAATAAGATGGCTGGCGACTACGACCTTGTTCAAACTGAAAACCCTGTTCCGCAATCTCGTTCTTGGTAGTTTTTATCTGTTATTTTCTAAAAAATCTTGCAAAAAAGTCTTGACATTATACACGCTAGCGTGCTATAATAGAAGCATAGCAAGAGGGGAAGCAAATTAAGAAATCGGCGGTAGAAAGGAGGTCTATGGAAATTGAGAAAATCGAAATCCACATCGTTCTAAAACGAAAAAAAGACTACTCCCGGAAAGAAATAGCCTTTTAGCTATTCTATAACAAAAACTAACAAAAATCAACCTCCTCTTGCTAAAACCGCCGAAGAAAGGAGAAAATGATAGAACTCACTGAGGAGCGTTATAACGAACTCCTCGAAAAAGAAAAACTTGCGGACAAGTATCTTTCCGATCGCCGCAAGGGCGCGAATAAAATCAACGCTATTTCCAAAGAAGAAATGCGTTTGCGCAATAAAAAGGCCGCGGAAGCGCGGTGGCGTAAAGCAAGGGTTGCAGTTGCCGATTAAGTAGAGTCGTGCTATAATTGTAAGCGAGATTGTTACCGCTTTCTCAGCCCCGCTTTGTGCGGGGCTTCTTGTTTTGCTGGAGGTAGTATGCTATAATGGTGGCATATCGAACTTGAGTATGTCCACCTGCAAAGGCGGACATTTCGCTATCATCCTCGGAAAGAGAGGCAAGGTGCGAGACTACTATATAAAAGTTCGCAAAATCGACATCGACAGGACGGGAGGGGACTTGTCGCTTGCATTATGGTATTCTGCGGTCAAGGATTATGCTCGACGCGTTAAGCCCGATACTCACGGGTTTAAGCGCATCGCTTCCAAAGTCTTTGAAGACGACTTCGGCTTCGACCGAAAGAAAGCTTGGCGTTACAATCGAAAACTCGCCGAATTGGGACTTATTGCACTCGATTCGGCACATCGTGGAGGTAGGACGTGGGTTGGGCTGAAAATCTTATGACTTTTCAGTTGTTGTGGAAAACACAACATCTAGTTAGCGATGACAGAGACGGGTTGACAAGATTCAACCTGTTTTCGACTTGTCAAGGTTTGCTTGTGGAAAACTATGCGCAAAACTGTGGAAAACTATGTGTAAAAGTTTGTGGAAATGCGCCAAAAATTGGTGGAAAAGCCACATTTGATGTCGCAAAAATGCGACATCACGCCACCTCTGTTTGATGTCGCAAAAATGCGACATCTATAAACCATAATAAAACCATAATAGTAGGCTCACAACAAATTGTTAAAAAATTGGAAAGGATTTTCAATGTCAAAACTTCAAGAACAAATCGTCGAGTATCTCGACTATGGAACTAATATTAAACAACTCTCACCTACAACAACAACTCGCCGTAGGTGGATGTTTAACCTATTTGCTCGTAGTATTCCTGCGCAATCTCTCTCTCAACTGACTAATGAGATGGTTGACGATTTCATCGCTAATAGTGGATGGACGGGTGCGACCGTCAACGAGTTTATCGTAGAACTCAAAACTTTCGTTCGCTTCTTTTTAAGGAGGGGGGAGAAAATCAGGAAGTTCAGTATGGAACGCCTCGCGCGCGTCAAGGAGACGCCCAAAAGAAAGGTTTACTTTACGAGGGAGCAGATCAATCATGTTCTCGAAAACTGCGATTTGGAGACGTGGCTTTTCATCCGGTTAAGCTTCGATTGCGGCTTCCGCATTCACGAACTTCAACAATTAAGGCTTTCCGACATTTGCGGTCAAAAAATTACTTTCATCGGTAAAGGAAGGAAAATCAGAGAGACGTATATGGCGGAAGATACGAGGGCGCGCCTAGACGAGTGGATTAGGCAAGAAACTGTAACCGACGAATTATGGACGCATCACTACGAAAACGGCAATAATAAGCCGGTCTCGAAAAGGTGGATCGATCAAAAAATGCGAGAGGCTTTCAATGCAGCGGGTTTTACCGAGTTTCATCCGCACTCGCTTCGCCATTCTTTCGCAACGGAAATCTGTCAAAATGGTGCTCCTATTGAAGTAGCAAAGGAAATGCTTGGACACGCCAACATTCAAACGACAATTCGCTATGTTCATTCTCTTGAAGGACACCTTGAAGAACTTTTCCACAAATACCGCTTTTGCCAAAATTAAGCAAAAAGGTCTTGTTTTGTAATTCAGCTTGTGGTATAATAGGGGCAGTTAGGAAAGCGGTAAACTCTCCTGAAGAACTTATAAAAGCAGAGCGTAATAGACCTGTTTTGTAAGTTTTTCACACTTTATATTATAGTGTGAAAAAAGAGATAGGTCAATCAAATTGGCCTATTTTTAGTGCCTCACGAGGATGGAACTCAAGTTCGATATATGGGGTTGCGTTCTCGTGCAAGCTCTAAAAATGATGGCGGAAACTCAGCCGGCTCGATTATAGCGGCGTAGGAAACATAAACCATCTTGAGCGAAATAAAAAAATCTAATGCCATAAGGAGGTAAGTAATGGCAGGGACGAAAGCCGGTGGTTTAAAAGCCGCCGCGACGAACAGAGCAAAATACGGCGATGATTTCTACCAAAACATCGGCAGGAAAGGCGGTCAAAAAGGGCATACTGGCGGATTCGCCGCAAACCCAGAGCTGGCGAAATTGGCTGGCGCAAAAGGTGGGCGCAAAAGCCGCCGCGGGCCGGCAAAGAGAGGTAAGTAATGGAGTGCAGAAAGAACTTCTTTTACGGCTTCGGTGCAGCTCTTGTCGGCATCGCGCTGGCGTGGCTTCTTGGCATTGTAGCCAAGGAAGACCAAGCGCAACTCGATGCTTTGACGGCACTTCACGCCAAAGAACTCTCGACTTGTTGGGCTGAAGTCGGTGTCGGGGAGACCTGCAAAATCGAATACATCAGAGACCGAACTGACACCGTCATCGGCGCGAAAGTCATTAAGGTTAAGGAGTCAAAATGAGGACTTACTACGGCACCTACTTTGGTCAAGTAACTTCCAAAAAGAACTCCAAAACGCCGTTCAAGAAACGCAACGGAACGCTCGGTGTTCGGATGAAGAAAGAGGCGCGCGACCAAGAGAAAGCGATGTCGGAAGCCTTTTCTTCCGACTTTGACGAACAAAAATTCGCCAAAGGATACTTCGATAATGCAGAGCTTGAGGTTATCGTTGAGTTTTACAACAAAGACGCTCATCGTCGAGACATCGACAATCAGCTAACTTCCGTGATGGATGCCCTCGTCAAAGGGGGGGTAATCCCCGACGACAGCCAGGCGCACGTCGTTCAAGAGGTAGTGAGATTTGCTGGTGTCGATTCTGTCGATCCGCGAGCAGAAGTAACCATTCGAGAATATAAGAAATCAAAGGAGAATTATGGGACTCTTTAGCAAACCGGACTTTGGAGACGAAGTTAGACTTTGCTACGCAGAAACAATCGCAGTAGTTAAAAAATTGTCGCCTAAGGCTTTCGCCAAGTTCATCGAGGCTCTCAAGAAGGGCTACGAAGCCAATCAAGATGTCGAAGAATTGCTGGATGTAAAATTCGACGACATCGACGGAATTGCCAACCAAATGTTGGAAATTAAAAATAAGGAGGTAAAATCCAATGCCAGTAAAAAAGAATCCAAAAAGCAATAACGCCGAAAAACCGGCAAAACGAACAGTTCCCGTTAAGATCACGGAGGAGGAGTTTAAGAAGAAAAAGAAAATTATTGTGACCAAAGTCGCCAAGCAGGAGCCAAAAAAGCCCTTAACGCTCAAAGAAGTTGATGGAAAAATCTACCAACTTGACCGCATTCATTCCGATCGAATTTTTACGAACACTCAAAACATTAAAATGCTCGCTCAAGGAACGAGTGCACTAAAAGCCTGCTTCGATAAACAACGACTCCAAATCTCAAGTATCAAAGGCAGCCTTTCCAAAATCGGCAAAGTCCTCAATGAGTTAAAAAGACGAGACGAACAAACGAATGCTCGCATTACTAGAGAAGCGCACGACCTCGACAATCTCATTGTCCGCGTCGAGCATCTTTCTAATCGCTTGACGTTTTTCGTCGTCATCGCCGCTCTGGTCGCATTGCTCATATGTTATATGATTGTTAGCCGTTAAAACGAGACGCACTATGGCAGAGAAAATCATCAAAAAAGACCGCGAAGTTAGCGTCAAGATGAAAAACGGTGGCGAGTATAAGTATTCTTACTCAACGCTCGTAGAAATCACCAAACATCTCGAAGAAAATAAGCAACGCTACACGGCGTTTGTCAAAAAAATTGAGGGCGATGACTATATGTTTATTCAAAAGCTCGTCCAAGGTAAAGATGGTAGTTGGGTTAAAGACGATGAGCCTTTGCAGGGAGCGAAAATCCCCCCCGTTCAAGGCATACAAAACTACGCTGGCGTTCTAACGGCTGTGCGACGAATTTCTCTGCTTATGGTCTATGGTTTAGCTTGCGAGGAAACAGAAACTGGCGACGATCCTGTTCCGCCAGAAAATGCAAAGGAAAAGTGGAAGAAAATGCACACTCCTTCACCTAATAATCCAGTATCGGAAAAGCAAAGAGCCGCAATCAGAAATCTTTGCGAGCGTCTTGGAAAATCGAGCGCGGAAGCCCTCGCTCTGATTCAAGAACTAAAATCTGCCGCCGACGCAAGCAAACTAATCACGGCGTTGGGGGAGAAAGTTGCGGAGAAAGCCGTCCTCTAAACGGCGAGGCGACGTGGAACTCTCGCCATTGTTGCAAAGCGGGTTCGACTCCCGCCAGGGGGACCAAATAAATTAGAAAGGAAAGAAGATGTCCAAAACTAAAATCGAAATCAAATCCAAACTCGGCTCGGTTTTATTCGAGTTCGAGAAGGAAGATAATACTGTAAAAGATACTCTTGAGCAAGCTATTTCTAGCGATGCCGACCTCTGCGGTGCCGACCTCTGCGGTGCCGACCTCTGCGGTGCCGACCTCCGCGGTGCCGACCTCCGCGATGCCGACCTCCGCGATGCCAACCTCTGCGGTGCCAACCTCCGCGGTGCCGACCTCTGCGGTGCCAACCTCCGCGGTGCCAACCTCTGCGGTGCCGACCTCCGCGATGCCAACCTCTGCGATGCCAACCTCTGCGGTGCCGACCTCCGCGATGCCAACCTCTGCGATGCCGACCTCCGCGGTGCCGACCTCTGCGGTGCCGACCTCTGCGGTGCCAACCTCTGCGGTGCCGACCTCCGCGATGCCACCATCGACTACTCCGATGATGATCTTGATGAATCTACCGTCAGAAATAACTTCATAGAAAAAACTGGTCTCGAAGCTTGCGAAACCACCTTGCTCCACAATGTGCGTTCAATTAGCCGTTGGTATTATTCTCGCTGGGCGAATCTCGTCAAAATCAAGAGCTGGAAGCACAAAGAATCCGAAGAAAACACTGAAACCGCTTCGGTAAAACCAACCGACGACTCCGTGTTCGTAGAGATACCCGCCGAACGCAGCTTGGCAGAACGAGAGGTCATAGCACTTGAACGAATCGCAAAGGCTCTTGAGGAGAAAAAATGAATAGAGAGCTAAAGTTTAGAGCATGGCATAAAGAAGGCTATTTTAATTATCTCGATTTGCGAGAAGGAAGCGAGTGTGATTTTACAAATTTACAACTAGCTAGCGCGCAGTTCGAGCAATATACCGGTTTTAGAGATGAGGACGGTAAGGAAGTCTACGAAGGAGATATTTTAAGATCTCCGTCGGGCTTCTTGCTCAAAATCGGGTGGAATAATGAGCAAGCTAGATTCGGGTGGATGCCAATTTCAGATATATTCGAACTTCCCGGCGTAAGCATTAGTCATTGTAAGGTTATAGGAAACGCTCACGAAAACTCAGATTTATTGAGAGTAGAGGTCGTTAAAGATGCTTGACATTCACATCCGCAACCGCGAAACTGGTCAATTTGCCACAATGAAGGCTCGCTACGACAGAATCGAGCGACGCACCATAATCGAAGTTTTTGAAGAACTCCCGTTGTTCGGAGAAAGCACGAAGCAGGTCGTCGCTCAATACCGCACGCGAAAAAGCCTTTGGCAAAAATGGGAAAGGGTGCCGAGATGAGCAAAGTTTTAGCAATCCCCGACATCCATCTCAAACCTCTTATCTTCGACAAAGCCGATAAAATCCTCGAATCCGGTCAAGCCGATTTCGCCGTCCAGCTCGGCGATATGGTTGATGACTGGGGAGAGGAGTTTAACTTCGCCCTTTACGAGAGAACTCTCAAACGGGCGATAGAGTTCCATAAGAAGTTCCCAAAGACCCTTTGGTGTATGGGGAACCACGACTACGGCTATCATCACCCAAATATGGGCGTCCGAGAGTCCGGCCACAGTAGAATTGCTGAAGATATTGTCAAGCCGCTACTCAAAGAGATGGGCAAAGTTGGCGCCAAACAGCAGATAATCCACGTCGTTGACAATGTGATTTTCTCTCACGCCGGAATCCTTGATGATTGGGTAAATATGCTGACGCTCGATGATATTCGCGAACTTGACGATTATGTCGAGAGCCTTATACAAAATGCTGGTTGCGAAGAACTTTGGGACGAAAAATCGCCAATTTGGGCGCGCCCACAACGCACCGGCGACATAATGTTCACTGACAGGATGCAGGTCGTCGGACATACACCGGTGGCGACCATATCTTTCGTCAACAATGTTCTTTCGACGGATGCTTTCTCCACCTATTCAAACGGCGCACCGATCGGCGAAAAACGTTTCGCCATTGTCGACACCGAAAAAATGACGTGGAAATATGCAACAGAGGAGAATGACTAAAAATGATACAATTATCAATTATCATTCCAGCGTATATCACAAGCGCGAAAGGCGCAGACGACCTTTCAAGGCTCGTCGAGAAGGCCGCACGGCAAATTGATCCAGACCTTCACGAAATCATTGTCGTCGACGATCATTCGCCAGTAGTATTTGGTATATTATGCCGCCGCAACGTCGGTGAGTATAGATTGGAAAAAAACAGAGGCGCGGCGGCGGCAAGAAACTTCGGCATAGACCATTCAAGCGGAAAATATATTGTTTTTCTCGACGCGGACGATGATATACCAGATGACTTTATTGCCATCTTAAACAACCGTATAGACTTCGAGGAACGCTCCGGCGCGCCTGTCGATATTGTCCAATTTCAAGCCAAGCACGAGGATGGTAACGTCGCCTACCCAGAGCCTTGCGCGTGGGGAAAGCTTATTTTGCGCAAGTGGATTGGCAACGATCGCTTTGACGAAGATCAACTTATCGGAGAAGAAGACACTTTATTTCATAATCCCAAAAAGAAAACTCCTCGAATTGCCAAAGACGGGCGGATCATCTATTACCATCGCCAAAGTGCAAATCCCGATTCTTTGATGAAGCGTTTTTGGCGGGGGGAGATACCCAGAAGGAGAGAAGATGTCTAAAACGACTTACACCTTGCGTCTTCAAGCCGAGTTTGACGATATTATAACCGGAGAAAGGCATCGTCCGGGAGAAATCTTGGTTACCGATGACGGAGCACGGGCTAAAAACATCGTCGCTCTAAACTTCGGTCGACTAATCGCTATCAATTCGGGAGAGAAAAAGGGCAAAAAAGTCGTCTTCTACCTGTCAGAAATCGCCAAAATCGGCGGCATTGAGACCGCGATGTATCATCTTGCGAGAGTTTTTTGCGATAGAAATATCACTTTTAGGGTAAGAACGGCGGATACGTCTCAAATGCTTCGTTTGGGTCGCTACGCAAACGTAGAGCTTGACGACAACACCGAATTTGAATGCGACGTCCTAGTTGCCGTCTCGTGGAACGCTCTAGCGATGTGCAAAGGTCGTGTTCGCGCGAGGAGAGTTTATCAACAAGTCCACGCCGATTGGGAAACACTTCGCAAGTTCCCGTTGTGGCAAAATTATGATTGGGTGCCCGATGCGACCATCGACAAAGTTCTTTCTGTTAGCGAGACCGCTCAAAAATCGCTTCAAACAGCGTTTTCTCGCCCAATAAACTCCGTTCTAGTTCCAAACCTCTTTGTTGAGCCAGATGATGAGCCAGTAGTTACCTTCTGCTCGATGACGCGGCTAACTGACGAAAAAGGTGCGGCGAAGATTGTTAAAATGGTTGACGCTTTCCACGCGGCGAATAAACAGTTTTTATGGTTTATCTCTGCCACCCTCGCTAATTCGGGGATTGGAGATAAACTCCGAAATGACACCTCCGTGGTTTTCTTAAGCCCACGGATTGACAACGTTCCACTCCTTGGCTCCGTCGACTACTGCGTCCAACTCTCTGACAGCGAAAGTTACTGCTATACGATTCGAGAGGCTTTGTCATACGGCACGCGTTGTATATGCACTCGAATCCCAGAATTGGAGAAAGTAGTCGATTCGAGCGAGCGTGGTTTTCTCGTCGAAAAAGACCTCTCCGATCTTGATTCTGACAAAATCAAAAAGATTTTTTCAATCCCGCGCAAGCCGTCGCTCTATCACGATAAAGAGGCTAAAAAAATAAAGGCTCTTTGGGAGAAAGTTTTGAATGGGGAAATCTAAAATCAAGCCAAAAGAAAAAACCACTACCATCGAAGAAGAACTCTTCAGGCGTCTTGGTCTCCGTCCGACATCTTCAATCTCTAATTGGAGTTATGATGATTTTCTTGAATACTTCCGTAAAGTTCCTGCCGGTAATTTCATCGCGGCGATGGACGAGCTAGAGGTTTTGTTACCCAATGAGGGCTATGCCGCCGCAAAACGGTGGGCGGAGATTTTTGAAAATCCGTCCAAGATGGACAAACTCCATCAGGGCAGGCTCGCTGCCAAGAATAAGGAGAGTATTATGGCTCTTGCTGTCGGCGATGATGATGAGGCGTTTTACGAAGCTCTCATTCGAGAAAACGTCACCAAACTTGAAGAAAGTGGCAACTCTACGCAAGAGGTGGCACGGTTAAGCCAAATCATCAACGTTTTGCGTAGCCAACTCCGCGAAATTCGCTCCAGGAAGCCAAAAAAGGACTCTGCTTTGGCAAAGATACTTGAGGCTGCGGCGAAGCCACCAAAGCCCGCTCCAAAACGCTTAAAAAAGCCAAAAACGAAACGTTCTGCCAAGTCGTCGACCGTAAAACCCAAACCATCTAAACCAAAGAAGGAGAAAGTGAGTGAGAGCCAAACAAACACCAAGAATTGACATCTACAAACCCGGCGACACTCGTCGAGTCGAGTTGCTTATTCAGCTCTTGGATGCTTACGGCATTCATCTTTACCCTTGGCAAAAACTGGTGCTTCGCCGATGGCTAGTTGAGGACGAGGAGGGTAATTTTGTAAACAGCACTTGCGGTTTATCTGTTCCTCGGCAAAACGGCAAAAGCGTCCTTTTTGTCGCGAGAATTATCTACGGTATTATTTTCCGAAAAGCAACAGGGCTTTATACCGCTCAGCTTCAATCCACCTCTGATATTGTTAAAAAGCGCGTGCAGGATTTCTTTTACGATTCCCAATATGAGCACGAAGAAATCTTCAATCTTCTTACTCCTCGCTTTCGTGAAAAACCTCGCAATTATGATTTCATTGAGTTTGAGAACGGAGCCTATTATCGTTTTACGACGCGTTCTCGGATGAATGGTCTTGGCTCGACGAATGACGAGGTTTTGAACGACGAGGCAGCCGATATGCTCGATTCTCATCTTGACACGCTCCGCCCGACCGTCTCCGCTGCTAAAAGTGGTAACCCACAGTTTATCTATGCTGGAACGCCGCCAATGGCCGACACGGTCGGCGAGGTTTTCGCTCGAACTCGCAAGAAAATCCTCGATGGCGACGATGGTTGCTGGACAGAGTGGAGCGTAGAGACTTTGACAGATCCTCACGATGAGGCAGCGTGGTATGCGACCAACCCTTCACTCGGCAAATCTTTGCTCAAAAAAGCCATAGCCGGCGAGGCAACATCAATGAGCTTGGACGGTTTTAACCGGATGCGACTTGGTTGGTGGGCTGGTTTGGAAGATAAGCGCGCCATCAAGCAATCGCTTTGGGATGCTTGCTATACAGAGAAGCCGGATTTTGACGATTCTTTCGCTCCGGTTTTCGCTGTCAAGTTCTCTCCCGATCGCACGACTTTTTCTGTCGCCGTTGCTCAGCCTCTTAAAAATGGCAAAATCCACGTCGAAATCGTCTTGCATCGTCCAATGTCTGACGGCTTCCAAAAAATCGTCAACTGGTTTACTTCTTCGCCCGCCGGTCAGACGGCTCCGCGTTGGCGCAGTGCCGCTAAAATCATTATTGACGGTGCGACCGGTCAAGATATTCTGTTTGAAGATATGACCTCGGTCGGTATTCCTACCAGAAAACTTCTACGTCCGAATTTGAAAGAAGTCAGTGCGGCGCACGAGTTCCTCTTTAACGCCATCAAGGAACAGGTTTTTTCTCACTACCGCCAGCCCGCCCTAGAACAAGCCGTGCGCGTAGCCAAAATCCGCCCGATTGGGCGCAACGGTGCTTTCGGGTGGGCTTCAATGAATAGTGATATGACGACCGCTGCTCTCGACGCCGCTACTTTTGCTTTCTGGGGTGCGAAAACTCAAGCCAAAAAGCGTAAAACCGCCGAAGATAAAGCGAGTAATGCCGACCGCATTCGCGACATTTTGTCTCAAATCTAAAATGGGCGTCAAAAAAGCGGGCTACTGCTTCGGTATTTCTCCATTTGCATCGCCCGCATCGGGATAGTTCTATTATACCCTAGTGGCTCGTGTCCGGCAAGATTGGCTGAACTGGGGGTAGAATATACGATTTCGGGACAAACCCAACGAGGAATTGCCTAGTCGATAGGTTGATGATGTTAGTTGCACTGCCGCCAACATTCTCGCCGCAGGACTTACCGCCTTGGTTTTCGCCAAGACAGGAGACGTAACCGTTGCCCAAGACAGCAGTTACGAAGCAGACGTGCCCTGTCCAACTTCCGTCTGTAATTATCCACGTTCCGACGATAATATCATCGACCGAATAAACTATCTTGAACTTATCACGAGCCAGCTCGTCTGGGCATTGTGCCTCGCCTTTAGCGACACCAGTGCCGCAAGTAGTAACGTCATATCCGGCGTAATCCCACCAAAAGGCACGTTGTAAGCTGACGCATTGTGCCCCATAGTAATTGTCGGCGATGATACAGCGTCCGAGCGTTGAGTTAATAAAGGCTTGAGGGCTTGAGGTGTCAACCTGTTCAATAGCTCCAAGAGCGTTAAACCCCTCCATCGTGAGGTCTTTGACGGAAAGTCCAGTTGCCTCGTCCATAAACTGACCGCCGTCTACGCTTTCCACATAAGGGTAGGTCGTAGTCTCGACGAGTTCGCCTTGGTCGTTATACTCCGTGGTAGTAATAGTTTCTGGCAATTCAAGATTTGACTTGTCTTCGATGACGTTTTCGATTTTGTTTTCGGAATTATCTTGTGCTGCCGGCCGAGCGACAAAACTGAGCGCATAACCGCCGCCAACAAGAGCGACAGAGATACCGACGCCAGCAATCGCTTTTAAGATTGTGCGTCTTTTGGATTTGATTTTTGCGATGAAATCTCTCATCTTTATCTCCTATTTTTTATAGATTTGCTTTTTTGGGTTTGAATTGCCCAATCCACGCTTCGTATTCTTTAACTTGCCGAGTTATTATATCGTTGCCACCATTGTCGTGGTATCTTCTGTATTCAAGTTCAATATTGTCACGATTCTCTGGCATTTTGCCAAGTAATTCGACACGAATAATGTCTTGCGTAATCATATTTTCAATCGAAAGTTTTGCGGAGTTACGCTCTTCGCGTTTTCTCTGCTCTTCTTTGTCTTTTTTGCGCTGGCTGTTCTGCCAAATGGCGGCAACGGCGGCAATCGTCGCTGGCAATACCATTAAAGCGGTTTTGATTATCTCCAAGGTTGCTTCGTCCACGATTGCCTTTCTAGGGTTATCCGCCTATTGACCGCAAGCGTAGCGTGCTAATTACTTTTATTATATCACACTTCCGAACAGTTCCCGCCATAACTCCCGTATGTTTTGGCGCGTCCGGTAAGCATTGAGTTTTTTCATACTTCCCAGCCAAGATTTGACCTCCTCCTCCGCATCCTTTCGCGTCATCTTGCCATCAGCGACGAGGTGCTTAAACTTCTTCATCTTACGTCTCTGTCGCGTAATATTCTCTCGCGCTGGTCGTTTGATAATCTTACCGGTCTCCGTGAGATTATATTTGATTTTAAGGAATGTAAAGCCGTGGGAGAGTTTGAACATCTGCGTCTTCTTTTCGTTAATAAAAAGTCCTAGTTCGGCAGCTTGCTTCCTAACCCCTGTGAGAACACTTTTAAGGAAGTCTTTGTCGGGGTGAATAATGTAGATGTCGTCCATATATCGTCCGTAGTATTTGCAACCTCTGACGACCTTACAATAGGTATCAACGCGGGTAGGAAAGAAGATACCGACGACTTGCGACACCTGTGAGCCAATCCCTAATGATTTATGCATAAACCGCTCGCCCGTCTTCTTTTCTTTGGGGATTTTGGCATATTCCATCGAGTTGAACGCCTCGTCCATCAGATCGTGGTCGGCATAAGAGATGTCGACCTTAAACGACTCTACAATCTGCTGGATAAGCGGCATAACACTGTCGTCGTCGCCTAGTTTTTCCTCGAACATTTCGAGCAGTTTGTCGTGCCGGATGTTGTCGAAAAACTTGCGGAAGTCAATGTGTAAAAAATAGCCCTCGTTCCTGAAGTGCCTATAATACTTGCGTAAGTGAGTTTCCAAACGTCGGCGGGAGAAGTCTACGCCTTTACCCTTGAGCGAAGCCCCGTTGTCATAGATGAGATATTTCCGAAGCTCTGGCAAAAGCACATTATTGCAGAGTGAGCCTTGCACCACGCGATCAGCGATACCCGGAGCCTTAATCTGACGATTGTGCCCGCGCTCGTTGACCTCAAACTCAAGGAACGGCCCTTGCTTATAACTACCATCGAGTAGTTCTAGCTCGGTCTTCCGAATGTTAGTTAATAGATCAGCCTCATACCTCTGCACCGATAACTTCCAATTACTCCCTTTGGAGGCTTTCTTAAACGCCTCATATAGATTGTTTGGGTTAGCAACCCTTTCTAAATAGTTCATCCTTATCTCGCTTATAGCAATAATTGACTTATCAAATTGCGTCAAGATATATATTTACCTTGCGGAAGGATATTCTCCCCTTTCCTGTTGAATCGCATCGGCTTATAGCCTACACTTCGTGCGATTACACGAAATAATGGGCGCACGACATTCGAGTTGGACGCGTTGTTGGCGTTGGCATTCCCGTTGTTGTTGACATTGCAGAAGTTGGAGCCGCTGATGATGGAGGCCATCCACGAGTTGTTGCGCGAGCTATGGAAAATACCCTATGTTTTACTTACGATTTTCTTCTGGCTTTTTTGAGCCTTCGGATTTTTTAAGGAACTTTTTGAGTTTATTGCCAGATTTTCGCCAACCTTTGAGCAAAGCGATTTCTCGGTTTATTGTATCTACGAAAGGCATATATTTGCTGACGTCCACCCTACCGGAAAGTGCGTCGATAATATATTGCATTTCCGAGAGAAGCCCGAAGCATAGACCAATAGCCCTGTTCTGTGCCGCTCTCCTCTCTTTGAACTCATCCCAAGTGGTCGGAAAGATACTATTGCCGAGGCAGATATACTTGCCAATCTCTCGTAGATAATCGAAGATGGATTTGCGCATTTCTATTATTAGCCATTCGGGGTAATCGTCCGAAGCCTCCTCGCCCTCTTTGGGCTTATTTTTCTTCAGCCCAAAATCGCGCAGAAGTAGGTCGGTCATTTCCTTGCGAAGTTTTATAAGGTTGCGGCTAAACTCAAGATCTGATAAGTTACGTTTATTTTTGATTACATTGCTCATTTTTACATAATTACCCCTTTCTTTGATTTAGGTTTTCCTCTTTAACCTCCCACCCCACAAGGGGGGTGGGAGGTTAAAGAGCTAGGAGAACAGGAAGAATGGGCGCACGACAAGCGAGGAGGACGCGGCGCTGGCGTAGGCAATCCCGTTGCCGTTGACACTGCAGAAGTTGGAGCCGCTGATGATGGAGGCCATCCACGAGTAGCTGCGCGAGCCGCCCTTGCCGCGGTGTGCAATACGTTTGTTTGGACAGAGAGCGAAATAAGCAAGCTGAGTCGGCATCGAGATTTCATCCATAACGTTGTTGGCACGGACGACTTGACCATAGACCATTGACTCGTTCATCAGTTCGACACGACAAGTGCGCCAGTGGCTTGCGGAGGTAGAATCGGAAAGATGTTTGCGAAAATGCAAGATATGGTCGTTACCAAAGGCAGTATAGATGGCTCTGCGGTAATCTTCCAAAATACCAAGCGTAAACACGATTTTAATGGTATCTCCGTCAACAGGCGTGCCGGTATAAGTGATGCCATAGGCGTTGAGATTTGCGCCGACGGCCGCACCGTTGTATTTCCACTTGCTCGTCGCACCATCGTAAACGAAATCATACTCCTCGCCAGCACCCGCCGGGTTGAGCGAAGATTCGAGGAAGGTCGTATAATCTGCCGTTATAGTAGTGAGAGTTCCGCTAGTTCCAGCCGTGTAAGTTGGAGTAATCTGACCGTGCATCTCTGAGCCGTAGTAACCTCCGGTGGTAGTATTCGTGCTGTTCATATGAGCGGTTTCATAAAACCCGTCTGCTGGTATCATCAAGAGATGGTGTTGCGTCAAGCCGCTCCCTTGGTCGCCGCATTCGAGATACGGATCAAATTCTGCAATTACAAAGTCTTGAGCTCTTTCTGAGTTATTGCCAACTTTGACAGTTTTAGGGATATAATCGCCAATATACATACCTCGATAATCGCCAGATTGGATTTTTGCGTGGATTTCTTCTTCGGTAAAGTGATCGAGGAGATTGTCGCCGCGGTAGATGGAATTATGAAACCCAGCCGATGCGTTTTCCTCTACATATTCTTCCAAATCATCCTTCGTCGCCAAGACATCAGTGTCGGCGGCAAACTCCGTGCCATCAAGCGAAAGACCGTTGCCGGCGGTATAAGTGGTATCTGTCGCCTCGATTGTATCGCCAGCAATGGTGATATTAGTTCCAGCGGTTAATTTGTTTTGTTTGCCGCTATTCAAACTTGCGATGTCGTTGGCGTTTGTGCTGATTTGCGCCACCAATTCTGCAGTAATCTCCGAATTGACAGCCGCCCATTGTTTTGCGGTAAAGCTCGAATTATTGAGGCGGTATTCTTTCGCCCAAGTGACGGTCGCGCCAGAGACGGTCGCTTTATACCTGTCGTAATAAGTATTGCCAGAATCGTCCGTGCCAGTAACAAAGGCATAATCGTTATTCGTGACCGGCCCCGAATATGCTTCGAGAGCGGCGACGCTTGTAAAGGGTTGACCGTTGTCGGAGATATAGTTGGCGGTGTTCGTAGAAATAGAACTATTCACAAACGCTTTGTCGGCGAGTTGGTTTTGCGCGGTGGCTTGCGTTGGGATTTTGCCTTCAACTGTCGTGACGCGTCCGCCAAGTGTTGAAAGAGCTGTATCAAGCCCAGAGATATTGGACGTGTTTGTGGCAATTTGAGCGACCTTGGTTGAGTCGATGCCGGAGTTGACGGCGTCAAGTTGTTCGGAGTTAAGCTGCGCCTGCTTGCCGTTAATGGCGGTTTGAAGTGTCTCGTCGGCAGTTTGGCGTGCACCGGCTTCGGCAAGGATTTTGCCTTCGAGTTCGGCTTTATCGCCCGCTTCCTTGCTGATAACCTCGTTGATGGCGTTGACAAGATTCGAGGCGTCTTCAGTGTCGAGTTTTGCCAAATCGCCAATTTTAGCGAAGATGGTTTGCACGACATCCGGTGTTGGCACAACGGCAGAGTCGTAATCCATATTCGCTGGCAAGACAACTAATTCGTTGCCGTTGAATTGCGAAGTGGTAGTAATTTTGACTTCCGTGCCCTGATAACCCATCGCTCCCACTTTGATTCTTGCGATTTTGCCTTGCGGAGCTTGGAGTGCTTCCCAAGGAATATCTACGCCCTCGCGCCTATCATAAAGCGAGATAATGGGGTTTTCGAGATGAGCCGCAGAAAACGATACAAGAATCGCATCGGTATTATCCCAATCGCTATCAAAAGCGATTTTAAGTTTATATAGATTGACGGAGCCGGCAACGTTTAGCACGGCTTGGTCGAGCGTGAGATTTTGCCCGTTTACCGCTCCCGTAATTACTTTTTTGTTCATATTGTCTCCTTATAACTTATTATTTTGTTAATCCTTGTTGCCACCCCGCCAACGGAGCCAAGTGCTCCCGTTATTCTTACTCCGCCCGGACCAACGCCGTTGATGCTCCCCGTAGAAAACTCAATGTCGGGAGCGTTATTTGTGCCAGCAGTGGTGCGGATTCGGGTTTTGAGAACGTAATCGCCGTAGGCGAGGTCAGAAATTGTAAATGTTCCTGTTCTCGCGGAGGTGCCGGAAAATGTGGCTACGGTTACCCAAGTCACGCCCTCGTCGAGCGAATATTCAAGCGTCTTGTCGAGGGCGCCGCCATCCGCCACGAGCGAGTAGTTAAAGAGGGCGTTTTTGTTTGATACTTTGACAAACTCAACCGTTGGAGCCGGGGCGAGGGTATATACCGCGCCGCCATCATAGCGGTAGTCGGAGTTGCTCGAAACGGCGTATATACCAAGATAATAGCGTCGGTTGGGCAAGACCATAAACTGCGGGTTGTTCGCCGGCGTTTTAGTATGGTCAAGCGTCGCGGTGTCAGAGCGAACATTATCACCTAGACGGACATAATACTGAGGGATGCCGCCCGCGTTGTAGGCGGATTCGAGAATAATGAGTTCTACATAACCAGTATTCGGATCGCCGAAGCTGGAGATCCCACCCGTAACCGTGAAGCGATCAGTTCCGGGCGTAATCGAGGAGAAGTTGCCACCAGATGGGAACTTAATCGAGAACTCGATAACACCATCACCGTCGCTATTGATAAAGCGGAAAGTCTGCGAGTTCGTCCCAGAGTTCACATCAAACTCAAAATCCGCAGGATACCAGTTATAGGTTGGGTAATCGTAATAGCCAAAGGTCATCGTTCCAGAGAACACCGTTTGGACTCTTTGCCATCCGTTGACGTATTTGTCGAGATAGAGGGCATAAGTGTAGCCCGATGCACTCCCGTAACCTTGTTTGTGCCAACTAACGGTTTGACCAGAGACCTTGACCTTGTTGCCTATCCTAGTAACCGTAGCGGAGTAAGTTAGGTAGATACCATCGACGCCCGCCCAATCTTCAAGGTGCCTATTATTTACCCAAGTAGTCATAACTACTGACTCTCCTCGTAGCCGAAGATGAAGTGATTTCTTTTAAGTGGGGTGCCGACATAGTTCTCCAGTTCTGACTCCGGCACCATTTTGATGAAAAACGCCTCCTCGGTCTCTATCAGCGAATCGGTAATCGTGTCTGTCGACGCAGATAGCGTAATATACGCTATAACGGCGTATGCTGCTTGGCTTCCGGTTGCGCCGTCAGAGGTAATAGCACTGCGAATCTGTGTATCGGTTGGTTTGGCGGGGGTGGCGGCGGCGGTGCCGTTGACCGCAATCAGCCCACACGAACTTGGATTGCCAGACACGCTAGTGTCGGTGCTAGCAGCAGCCAGGTCGTCGGTGTAAGCGACGATCGCCACAATTTTCTTATTCGATGACGGAGCAGTAAGGGTTAGCGTTGCGCTGCCGGCAATATCGAGCGCAATTTTGTAGCCGCTTGGTGTCTCCGCGATGATGACATCGGGCTTGGCAGAACTTCCGCCAACGGTAACGTTGAGACCAGTGCTAGACACTACGCCATTACCATCGAGAAGTCCCATATCATACGGCTGGAAAGACGCGTTTGCCTCCAAGACACTCGCACGCCCGCCGTTCCTTGAGTGAAGCCTAACAATCGAGTTAGGGTTGGTCATAAGCGTTTCCTTTCTAGGGTTATCCGCCTATTGACCGCAAGCGTGGCGTGCTAATCTTCTTTTATTATAGCATAGAAAACGAACCTGCGGACGGCCCACTCGCAATAATTTTGATTTGATACGTAGTCGTTGCGGAGTATTGGTCAAACTTTATCTTAATAACCACCTCCCCGCTCCCGTCTTGTGGCTCGTTGACCTGCGGAATCGGGCTGGTTTCGTTATTATCGATAGTAATTGAGGCGCGGAGCGTGGTAAAAGACGGTTTGCCAAGACCGTGATTGGGGGTAAACTTAATTCTGACTTCGCGTTGCCCTCTGACGCTAAAAACCTGCGAAGTCTGAACTACAAAACGCACTTTAGAGGCGGCAACGGGGTAAGTGGCTTTGAGAGCTTTCATTTCGTCTTCTAATGCCATCAAATCTCTTTCGGCGTTCATTTTATGCCTCCCAAATCATTTTAGCCGTGAGAGTGCCGTTTACGAGCGTCTGGACGGTAAAATTATAATGGGTTGGTGCCCAGCCGCCGCCCGAATAACGCGGAGCGTTGGCAACCACCCATCTTGCTCCGCCGCTATAAGGAACTCGTCGGATGATGGGAGGAATGTCGTAATCTCCGTCGATTTCCAGTTTTGCCAGCGTGTTTGCGCCCTCGCTAGTGTTTAGCGTGACAACAACGCGCTCGTTGTCTTCGTAATCGAAGCCTGTGCCGGAGTAAACTTGCCGGCAGGCATTTTTTGAGGTAGCATAACTGAGTGTCTTGGTGTATAAGGGTATGCTCGTCGCCGACTTCCTAAACGTCTGCTTGAGAGCAGCGAGTTCTCGTTTGAGGTTTCTTACAATTTCTGATACCGTCATTTAATCCTTTCTAGCGTCAGCGTTCCTTCGACCGTAGAGAGAGCCTCAACACTGACATTTATAGTGGCTGCGCTGCCGGCATAAGGAGCGATAGCATTGAGAACATCGATATAATACGTTACCGAGCCGTCCGTAGCGGAGTGAACGTAGCCCTGCACGTAGAACTCCGTCATCACATTCGGATCGTTCCCCGTAATCGTTACTCCCTGCGTCGCCATATATTGGGTATAAGTCGGCGAGACAGATACGTTGAAAGCAAAATCAACCATCGGCGACATTGTTTCTCCGTCGATGCGAGTAAAGGTCGCTGCTAACCTTGCTACGACGAGGTCTTGACTTGATGTGTTGATGTTGCCTTGATAAGATTGGCTCGGTGTAGTCTCTGGAAAGCGTAGTGCTCCAATAGACATCGGCGAGCGCATTTTGAGAGCCGTGAGTTCGTTGCTTATGCGTCTGATGAGATTTTGCACACGATCAATCATTACTCCTCCTCGATAGTTACCGGCAAAAGTTTAGGGGTAACGGTGGAGACATCATTGTCGTCCCATTCTTCTTCAATACCAATTATGCGATACCACCCCGAATCGTCGCCCAAGTCGTCAGTTTCTTCGCTAAAATAGAAGGTATCGCCGAGCGCAAGTCCATTGTTAAGGTTTCCGGCGTTTCCCCACTCAATGGGGATCCCTACGCATCTAATCGTCGGCGTTTCTACTATGGACGAGCGAGACGCCAATTCGGTGCTAGCGGCGGCGTTGACCGCGTCTTGGCTCTCCAGGTCGCTTCTCGTGATATAACGCCGGTAATAGCATTGTTCCGCCACAAAACTGTCATCTTGCGCCACGCCAAGATTGGCGGTTTGCTCGCCGTCTTCAACGGAGCCAACTTGTCCATTTCCAGCCACGAGAACGTGTGAGGCAAAATCGTTGGTTTCTTCGACAGAGAAATCGCTCGCCCAGAGTTTGTAAACTCCGTCCCCTGGATAGCGAATAATGATGTTTTTCTTTTGTCCGCGGGGTTTGAGGATGTCGATTAGAATATGCGTATAATCTTCTGGATCAGCTCGAAAGACCACGTCGAACTTTCCCGCGCCAGTTACGTTATTCATCCGGTCGCAGAGGGCTTTGGCGATGGTCTGAAAGTCCTCATAGGTTTTAGTAATGGCAGGAAGCGTGTCGACGGTGCCATAATCCCAGTTCAACGTTTCGCCCGCATCTTCGGCGTGGTCGACAAAAAGGTCAATGAGATCTTTGACGTAGAGGTGGGCGGCTCTGTTCTCGAATCTGACGTAAGGATCTTGAGGATTAGCGGCGGAGCAGACGAGGTCGCCGGAAAGCCTCGCAAAATGCTCGTAAAAGGTCAAGGAGAGTTCCTGCGCACTGCCCACGCCACTACGAGCGGGTTTGGCGGCGAGCCAACCCGCAAAGCGCGCATAGCCGTTGACTTCAAAAACAATTCGGGTTTTGCCGATTTTGAGAAAGTCGCTGGCTGGCTCATCTGTCCGCTTCGCGATAAACCTCTTAAACATCGTCCAGTTGATGGAGAACATAAAAGTGTCCGCCGTTTGAGAAGTGGTTTCGCTCTTGAGGCTCTCTGACAGTTTACGATTTTTGGCGTATTTGTTGAGGTCGCCAACTAGCGAATCCCCAAGATAAAGAAGAAGTCGATTAGCCAAGGTAGTTATTCCAAGTTAAGGTTGATGTAGTGGCATCTCCGCCCTCCGTCTCGAATCCGACCGCATTCGAGCCACGGGCAAGTTTAAGCTCGCCGGAAAGGTTTTTACTGACGACGACGCCGTCGAGTTTTGCCGTCCCCTCCCTAAAATCCACGACGAGCGTCTGTCCTGCCGCCACCGTTCCATTATAGGTCGCTTCTGTTCTCGTGGTGTTATTGCGAATAGAGGGATTGACCGCCGTTCCACTGATAACCCAAGTCGGGTAAACGTCCAACTCTGAATCGACGCTGATATTTTTAAGTCCACCCTCGCCCGTCGTCCACACTTGACCGACCGAATCCCACACTTGCCCTTTGGCATCCCATTGTGAGCCGCCGGTTGCGCCGGAAATCAGCCCGATTGGAACGGAGTTGGCTGGGATTTCTTGACCGGCAGCGTTCTCCGCATATTGTTGGAGAGCCGGCGAGCCAATGGTCAGTCCCACGCTCCAGTTAGAGTATTCTTCCGTAGGAGTGGGCGGCACTTGCAGGTTTGTAGAAATCCAAGCGTCGCCACTTCTAAACAGTTCTCCTGTTACTCCAGCCTCTCGTGAGGCCTTGGTGTAAACGATGAAGAAAGTATGCTTGATTTGGAAGAACGCGGTCAGACGGCTCCGTAGCGTCCAGTAATCCGTGTTTTTGGCAAAAATCAGCCCGTTGATCTCCTGCTCGAAGCTAGGGAGTTTCTGCGCGATCATCTCGCCGCCGTCCGCCTCTGTATAGTCGATAGCGGTGGTTTCCACGTCCGGTCGCATCAAGAGATTAGCGTTATCTTCCGCAAGGAAGACTTCTTCGGCATCGAACTCTAGCGTCGCGCCGTCGTCGCGAACAAGTTTCTTGATATAAAAGTAATTTTCCATCTAGTAAACTCCTTGGGTTTTAAGTGCGATTTTACGAGAGATGATGTTGGCGAGTTCTTCGGGAGATTTGTTGTAGCCGTTGATGATAATCTGAATCGGGCGCGAACGGTCGCCGGAAAGTTCACCGCTCTCATTGAGCTTGTCGAGGTTGCCGTAGCCAATTTTCTGCGCTGCCGCTGCTCGAATCACATACTCTCCTTTGGATAGAGCGACAATGTTTGAATCGCTTGTCGCCGTCCCAAGTCCGCCAACAACGCCGCCGGTCGCCAATCTTGGAAGTTGGACAAGTCCAATTTCTCCGATATTTACGCCAATCCAGCCAAAGGCACTGTTGATAATTCCGATAAAGCCGTTCAAAAGACGAATCGGAGCATTGACGACATTTTCGATGAAAGCCAGAACGCCGTTAATGGCGGTTTTGAATATGCCCTTGATGAAGTCGCCGAAGTTCGATACAAACTTGCCAAAATTATTCTTGAGCGTTTCCCAAAGTTTGGCAAAGAGGTTGCCAAACGCCTCAAGCAGAGCACCGATAATTCGAGGCACTGCTTTGACAATTCCGAAGAAAAGTTCAACGGTTGCCTCAATAATTTTGAAGATATTATCTGGATCTGTTAGAAAATCGATGATATTCGTGATTATATCTGGGAGAGCATCAATAAGGGCAACAATGATGTCTGGGATAGCGAGGACAAGTTGCATAAATAAATCGATTGCGGCTTGAAAGATTGTCGAAAGCGTTGTTGGCGACAATAGACTCTCTACAAGTGCTGAAATAATCATCGGAATCGATTGGACGAGAATCGGGATAATAGTAGGCAACATCTCTACGATTTTTACCACTAGTTGAGTAATACCTTTGATGATGTCTGGTAACATTTCTAGCACGGTTTCAAGCAGTGGCGGCACGAGTTCTACGAGCATAGGCAACAATGCGACGACCGCGTTGACAAAACCTTTCATCAGTTGTGGCAATATCTCAATAATGCGATTTTTAAGGCGTTCAAGCGGTTTTTCTACATCTTCGCCATCAAGCGCGGCAGTAATGACTTGAGTAACGGCTCCAGAGAGGTTAGCAAGTTTAGTTTGGATTGTGTCCGTCGCTGCTGCCGCTTGTTCCTCAAAGGACTTAAAATCGCCTACGCCGTTCTGGTTAAGTTCGACAACTTTATCCATAAAGTCGTCCATCGAAATCTTGACAGTTCGGAGTGCGTCTCCAAGTTCGTCCGCGGTCATTCCGAATGCTTGTCCGAGTTGAGTTGCTTGAGCCGGCATAGCGGTCAAGATTGATCGCCATTCCACCATATCTGGCTTACCTTTAGCGTAGGCTTGAGAGATTTGCTCCAAAGCCGAAGCTTGAATCTCCGATGAAGCCCCGCCTGCAAGAAGTGCATTATTGAGAGCTAAGAACATATCTGTGGACTTCCCGACGTCCATACTTTTAGTCGTGAAGCGTTGAACGGCACCAGCTGCGTCTTGAAGTGTTGTCGGCAAGCCCGTGAGCTTGTCGGCAAGTTTGTCGATTGCGGCTTGAGAATCTTCGGAAGAAATGTTAAGATTGCTCATCACGTTTGAAAAATTATTGAGAATATCAGAACGCTCGATGGCTGCATTGAAGTTTTGCGAGACGATGCTCGTAACTTTTGAGAAGATTTTTTGAGTAATACCGGATACCGCCCCCATTTTAGCCGCAAACCCAGTAGTAAACTTACCACCTGCTTCGCTACCGGCGTCAGATGAGCCGGTGTTAAGTTCCGAACTGATTGCGCTTTTGAGACCACTCGTCGATGGCTTAACTTGTATCCACGCTGTCCCTATTGAAGTATTTGCCACGGCTCGCCTTTCGTATAAGCTTAACCGCCTATTGACCGCAAGCGTGGCGTAATGTTATACTTATTATAACATTATTTTCTAACTGCGAGGAGATATTACGTGAAAACTGCCAATTCGGGGGGGGGGGTAGGGTTTCTTTATAAGAGCCTTTCCAGTGTCCTAGCGAAAACCACATCAAAGTTAAGACAAAAACAGATAGAACAAAAAACCGTAGTGATAGCCGCCGGTAAACATCTAGTTAT